GCGGTTAACGTAATTCCAGACCCCTCGGGATCTGGCATTGCCGTGTGGATCGACTCCAGTCATGAACTACTTCAAGGTCTTACGACCTGATGCAGTAACCCGCCCTCTTGAGAAGAGGAGCTGGCCTTGAGTGGCCGGCGGGGACTCCACTATGGTTGTAACAACAACTCGGTCATAGTAATGGCAATCACATCACGCGCTCACTACGCAACGGTAGGAGAAGGCTAGCCCCCTAACCTCCACTGGATGTCATCCAAGAACTGACTGTCTCACCCTTTAAACAATAATTGCTTTCATCAATAGATTACTAACAATTAGTGAGAAAAGAGCGAGTAAATGGATTCGACAACGTGAGTTGTTCAAATTCATTTACTTGCCAGTGCAAGTCCTTGGTTTAACTAACCATTGAAAGAAGGGTTTCCGTATATTAGCACTTAACATCAGAGAAATCTGAGTTAAGTCGGGACCGAAGTTCACCTCTCAATATTTGAGTGAGTGCGCTCGGGCGCTAATATGTTGGGTTGGAAACGAGAAATTCATCAGAGGTAAAACTCTGATCTCTCTAACCAACGCCGGTCTACCGAAAATTATTCCAAAGTACCTCAGAGATCTTATGCTCGGTGTTAAAGCCGACAAAGACTCGAGTAAATTGGTGTTTCGGTGCGTGCTGACTGCTCTCAGTGTGTATAGAGTGATAGGTTTCGCTCCCATATTTAAATGGGAGACGATTACTGACCCCTTTAAGGGGGTCTCCCCCACAATCCCCGAATGGGAATTGCGTCGGGTAATCGCTCATATGCCCTCTATTAAGGATCTTAAGAAACCGAACCTACTCGGAATATCCGAGAGTTCGGGTCCAAATTATCCGCGAGCTACTTGGTCCGCCGCAATCGATGCCATTGCCCTTGCATACCATCCTAAACAGATGGTAGCCTGGGTGCGATGGTGCCGAGCCCACCAGTGGGATTTACCCCTGGTGTGGCTGCTGTGGATTTTGGTGGTAACCATGCCTTTCGTCTTCTTTATCAGACTAATCGCATTCCTTTGCAAGGGATGCGGATTAGGATATGTGGTTCCAAAAGAACTGTATATCGGACGGTTGGCAACTGTTTTAGAGGCGAGAGGGAAAGTTAGAATAGTAGCCATCGTAGATTATTGGTCTCAACTTGTGTTGAAGCCACTACATGACTCTATCTTCCGATCCCTTCGTCGCATCCCTCAGGATGGTACGTTCAATCAAGAACGACCTATGAAGGAACTCTTAAACCGCTGTGTCTCTGGAGAGCGGATCGCTTCTTTCGATCTGTCGGCAGCTACTGATAGACTGCCGGCAGCCTTGCAGGTTCAAATTCTGAACCTGTTTGGTGTGCCAGGGGATCTTTGGATCTCCCTGTTACAACGACCGTATTACTACGTTCGTAAGACGAAAGAAGGGTCGAAATTATCGACTGTATATGAGTACGCCGTAGGGCAACCTATGGGTGCATACTCCTCTTGGGGTATGCTCGCTCTTACACATCACATTATTGTGCAAGTCGCCGCTAACCGTGTTGGTATAACCAACTGGTTTCGGGATTATGCTGTCCTTGGTGATGATATTATCATTGCTAATGACCTCGTAGCTGAAAGTTACAGAGCCTTAATGAACGATCTTGGTGTTGAAATCAACATGACAAAAAGTCACCACGGAAACGTGGCCGAGTTCGCCAAAAGATGGATCCATCCTCTTTTAGGAGAATTCACTCCTATTGGAGCGGGAAATATCTTGACTGTTGTAAGAAACGTACGACTTATGCCAAACCTTATCATGGATTGTTTCATGAAAGGTTATCCGAATCTCTGGAATATAGTTTCACGGTCGGTAGACGAGATTACTCATTCTGGAAAATCCAAAATGGTAGCTCTCGCCACCGCCGTGTACTGTTTAGGACCAAGCGGTATGCTCCATAACGGAACCAAGGGACCAGCCGAATGGCTAGGATCCATGGCGTCCAAATATTATG